TGCTTTCAAAACTATCTTCAATAACTTTGTTGAAGGATTCCGCACCCATAATAATTTCAATATCGTCGTGGCACATAATAACTGTATCCTTAGCCATCACTTTGTGGTCAGTGAGTGCGGTATTGTAAGCCTCGAAGATAGAAGAGTAACCTACCAAGTAATGTACCTCCCAACCCGCTCCTTCTAAGAAGCTTTTAACTGGACGGTCTTTGTCTTCCCTAGTTGGTATAAATGCTAATTTTCTCATGCTATATAATAGTGTAATTGTATGAATCCTGAACAACTAAAAAAAGAATTAAAGCTGTGTCGTGAGGACGCATCATATTTTATTAAAAATTACGTGTATATAACCCATCCCGTGCGCGGGCGCGTGAAGTTCGACCTTTATAGATTCCAAGAAAGAATTATAAACGAGTTTGGTAATAACCGATTTAACCTGATGAGAAAGTTTCGTCAGGCTGGTGCAACCACTATATGTGCAGCTTACGCATTATGGTATATCATTTTCAATGAAAATAAGAATGTTATGGTAGTTTCTATTGGTGACCGTGAGTCTAGGGACTTCCTAGACCGAGCTGTCAGTATGTACGATGATTTACCTAACTGGTTAAAGCCACAGGAGATAGAGAGAAACAAGCACGTTATTAAACTCTCTACAGGAAGCAAGATTAAATCTCAACCTGCTGGTGCGGGGCGTGGTGAGTCTGTATCCTTGTTAATTGTGGATGAGGCGGCATTCATCGATAAGATGACTGAGTTCTGGATGGCTATTTACCCTACAATCTCAACGGGTGGTTCAGCGTTTATCCTCTCTACAGTTAATGGTATGGCGAATCTGTATTATGAACTGTACCATGATGCTGAGTTAGGAAAAAATAATTTCCATACTATCAACATTCACTGGAGAGAGCATCCTGAGTACACTGAGGAGTGGGCGGAGGAAACTAGAAGTAACGTGGGAGAACGGGCATGGTTGCAGGAGTATGAAGGGGAGTTCTTGGGAACAGGCGAAACCTTTATTGATGGAGGTACTCTTCAGAGAGTAAAGGCTCAAACCACAGAAACTTACTACAGCAAGTATTACAACATGATGCGTATATGGGAAGACCCTCAACCCTATCACACCTATCTGATTGCAGCGGACAGCTCCTTTGGTAGAGACCGTGATTACTCAGCCTTCCACATTATCAATCTTTACAATGGAGAGCAAGTCGCGGAGTTTTACAGCAACAGAATAGGTTTACATGAATTCTCTAAAATTCTTGCTGCAGAGGGGTTACGCTATAACACCGCCTTCGTTTGTCCTGAAAGAAATGGGCTTGGGTTGGCTTTAATAGAACAGTTATTTGAAGTTCAGGAGTACGAGAATATGTGGACAGATTCTCGAGGGGAAATGGGATACCTTGTAAATAATAAAAATAGAGATATGATTTTAAATACTTTACAAGAGAATTTGAAAACTTCAAAAATAAAAGTGAATTCGGAGAGAACTTTTAAGGAGTTAACTACTTTTATAATAAGTAAGACAGGAAAGATTCAAGCAGAAGATGGTTTTGCAGATGACTTGGTCATGAGCATGGCAATTGGAGCAACTCTAATGGGAGATATCGTAAGTAAAAGCCCAATTCCTATTTACAAGGGAGATATGTTAGACCCTACTGGAAGAGAATTACCAACTACTGGTTTCTCAAAGGGTACATACAATAAGGACTTCGATGAGTATAGAAAATGGATTTAAACGAAAACGAAAATAAAGACGAACAGCAACTCGATGAGAATGCTGGTTACACTGCGTTCCCTGGCTCTAATGCCTATGGGACGGGGGCACCCCTGTCAGGAAGATTCGCAGCCTTCTTCAAATCTTTTTTTACTACTAAAAAGAAGCCGGGTCGCCCAGTAAGCCAAAACCCCTACGCAGGTGATGTCGTTAAGAACGCAGACGGTGAGGAGGAGGCTGGAACAGGCTCTATTGGAACCGTTAAAACAGGAGCGCGTCTCCCTCAAGTTGAGTACGAACGTAGACGTAGGTATCATGATTATGAGAAGATGGACGAGTACCCTGAGATTGGTGCAGCTCTGGACATCTACGCAGACGATGCTACCCAAACCTTCATTGATGGTATGATGCTCAATGTAGACAGCGAGCAGAAAATCGTTAAAGATGCAGTCGAAGCCTTCGTTACAGAGACCGAATTGGATAAATTCCTTTGGGATATCATACGCAACATGTGTAAGTATGGGGACTGCTTCGTTGAGAATATTGTTGATATGAATAATCCCGATGCGGGTATCCAGAGATTGAAGGTTCTCAACCCTATATTCATTTTCCGTCGTGAGGACAGATTTGGTTACCTGAAAGGATTTATTCAGGAAGTTCCGCAATCCACAGCAGACACCCAGCAATACCAAGGAAACCGTTTAACTAAAAAGAACACCATTCAATTAGACCGGAATCAGTTAATCCACTTCCGTTTACACAACTCCGACTCAAATTATTACCCTTATGGTAAATCGATTTGTGCCCCGGGCGTGCGCGCGTGGAAGTCTTTGAGAATGATGGAAGACGCAATGCTTATCTACCGTCTTCACAGAGCTCCGGAGAGACGAATATTTTATGTTGATACGGGTAATCTCCCTCAAACTAAAGTTGAGATGTTTATGGACCGTATTAAGGCTAAGTTTAAGAAAGAGAAGTTCTTTAACCAAGAGAGTGGTAACGCTGACGAAAGGTACAACCCACTGTCAGCAGAAGAAGACTTCTTCATCCCTATCAAGAACGGACAAGGTACAAAAATCGAGACATTGCCTGGAGCACAGAACCTTGGTGAAATCGATGACGTAAGATACTTCCGTGATAAGGTACTGGCTTCTATGAAAATACCCAAAGACTTTATTGTCGAAAAAGACAAGTCCCCAGAGCGTAAGGCTAACCTAGCCCAGTTAGATGCTAAGTTCGCTAAGGCTGTTATGCGTGTACAGAGAGACGCAGAAGTTGGGTTGACGACTTTAATTAAGCGTCATCTAGAAATTCGTAAATTCCCTAAATCGGCAATAAACAGCATCCGCATTACCTTAGCTCCTCCTTCCGATATGCAGGAAAAGAGAAAGCTGGAGTTGGAAGAGCAAAAAACTCGTGTTGTGCAAGCCACAATGGGATTAGACCTATTCTCTAAAGAGTATATGTACAAGAACTTCTACAATCTCAATGATTTGGAAATTGAACAAATCACTTTGCAAAAAGAGGCAGAGGCACCAGACCCTGCAGAAGCAGCTCCCGGAGCCGCTCCTGGAGTACCAGAAATGCCACCTCCGGGGGGAGCTCCACAACCCGACAATCCAGATGGAGCATAAAAATCTAAAAGAGCAAAAATAACGTCTCTATATAAAGTAAGCCATGAATTTAAAAAATCTATTTAATAATCGCAACAAGAACTTCGCCCGTCTTTCAGAGGCTGGTGATTATCTTGGTCGTCGCCTTCGGGAGAACTTAGTTATCTTCGAAATTGACGATGCTCAAAACACTGTCACATATGTAACTGAATCCAACAACCTTATATGTTGCAATTACAAGGAAGTAAAAGGGAAACTAACCTTTGAAAACTTTGTTACTGATAACTTAGACACTATCACTTCAGACGACTCTATCGACTTGCAAGTGGAAGCTCAAATTTCTAAGTTTGTAGGGGGCTTGGTTGCAGATAAGTACGACACTGCGGAAGGTTCTTTTGACGACATCCTCTCTTCATTTTCTATGAGAGCAAAAATTGAGGAAAGTCGTAAAAAGCTAGGCAAGCGTATTGATAGGTTTAATGAAAGCTTTAATATTAAAAACACGAAGTCATTTAAAAAATTCAACGAGTCATTGCCATTGCTTGAGAAATTCCTAAAGGAAAACAAAGACGTTATCACAAGCAACGATAAATTGATTGAAGGTCTTCGTCTATCTAAAGTGGTTGGCGATACTTACAACCTTCCACAGCTTACGTTAGAGGGCTTGAAAGATGAATTTTTAGTTATCCCTGCTAATACAAAGAAAACTTTGTACGAAATGGTTTGTGATAAGGAATTGGTTCGTAAAGAACTTCTCGAAGCCAAAGAGTCCTTTACTAATATCTGGGCTAAGAATGATAGAATTGGCACCTTAGCCTCTCATATCTACTCTAATGATGCTACCATCAAAACTTCCCTTAAGGAAGCAGTTGCGGACGTACCTTACTTAGCTCTTTCCAATAAAGTTGATTTAGTGTCTGTTATGGAATCTGTATTCCAAATTACTAACCCAGGTAATATTTCTAAGAAAGATATTCGTGAGTTTGTAAATAAAATTTATGAATACAAGAAGCCTATGAAGACTTTGGTTTTGGAAACTCTAAACAACGTGTACGGAGTTAATGTACAAAGTTTGCGTTTCATACCATCCTTCAAGGGTCTCGCGGAAGTTCAGTCAGACGTACTGGGCATTCTAAGCGAGAGTTGTGAAGAGGGAATTCTTTCTGATGTTCTTAAGGAATTTGGCGCCACTATGAACCGCAAAGGTGGTGTACAGGTACTGGATGTAGCTAACCTCCTGTCAGATGTATTGGCAGCAGCAGAAGTGGAAGTTGTAGAGATTGACGAGTCTTTTAGTATGAAGAAGTTATCTGATTATCTTTCAAACGATATTGAGGAAGCTCAGTACTATGGAGACGATGATAAGCTATCTAACAACCCAGGCGAAGGCTCAGACAAGAAAGATAAGAAGAAGGGCAAAAAAGACAAGGACTGGGGCGGCAACAAAGGCGATATCAAAGCCAAGGACCGCAAGAAAGACGATGACAGTGACCTAGAAGCCGATGAGAAGGGGGATGTGGACTACAACGATGCTGATTTACCTAAAAACAACAAAACCAAGAAAGGTAAGGTTGTAAAAGAGGATTTAGGCACAGGTAAAGTGGGTCACGAATCCGAAGATGGTGCCGAGGAAGCTGAAGAGGTTGAGTCTGAAGATGCCGAACAGCAAGAAGATGCTGAAGCAATCGTAAGAGACCAGGACCAAAAGGACCTAGTCGCTAAGATTGAAGACATCACTGCAGATATCGACATCGACCTTGAGGCTGATGAAGACACTGATGATGAGGAAGAGGCGGAAGAGAAGGCAGCGACAGATGACGCTACTGTTGAGTAATAACTACTCTATCAAATAACCTTGTTTCGTCCAATTAATTAAATTGTCCGTAAACGAGGCTCGCATAATAAGGAGCTCAGATATTAAGTTATCGAGCTCCTTTAGCGTTTCCTCGGTAATTGTCTTTTTGGTTTTAAGTTCTTTTATCTTAGCCTCTATCATATTCAATCTTTCCACCATTGCAGGTGTAAACATATTCAATTGCTTTTTTTCTTCTTCTGTGTTTTTCATTTTTTAATCTCCATCCCTAGGGATTCATAGGATTTAATCCTTTCTTTTGCGTGTTTTTCTAAATAAGGCGCTCTGTCAAAGAAATCGTAGATGAAAACCCGTTTTTTGGACTTGTGCACACGTAAGGCACGACCAAGAGCTTGTAAAGTCGCTATTTCAGACTTAAGACCTCTGGCATTAATGAGGTGAGTGATTTCTGGGATGTCAATACCTGTCTGCATAATCGTAGTACCTATCAAAACTGAGATGTTATCATCTTTGAAGGCGTCTATAGTCTTTTTTCGAGTAGTCAAGTCATCCTTTCCCTCTAATTTGAAGGAGTTAGGTATACGTAAGTGTAAAATCTCGGCATGTTTAAGGTCCTTAACTATTATAAGGGTTCTGGATTGCTTCTGTTGTATTTTTTCTACTAATTCAATAATAATATCATTGCGTATATCATTCTCTGTAACGAACTTTTCGTAAACCTCACGGTAGGATAGCTCGGTATCCTCGACAGTCCCTGTATCCTTTACTGGAATTATCTGAATAAGAGGTTTGGTGAGAAATCCTGCGTCGATAAGCGCCTTCGCGTCTACTTCTTCAATTACATTACCAAGCCCTGATATAAGATTGAGTTTGCTCATAGGGTCACGTGGTACAGTTGCTGTCATGCCAATCCTGTAAGCTGCGTTCGGGAAAGACTTTATAACTTTTGTAGCAACCTTTCCTTTGGCAAACTCGTGCACCTCATCGAAAATAATAAAGTCGGACTGCTTTAAATGAGAATCGATAACTTTATCGATGGATTGGATGGTACACAACGTCATAGGTTTAAGTATTACACCATCTCCGAACGCGAGACCAACGTCGATTCCCCATTCTCTGAGCTCATCGTACGTTTGTTTGAGTAGCTGCTTCTTTGTGAAAAAGATAAGCCCAGTCTGCCCTTTCAAAGCTTTTAAAATGCCCCCGAGAATAAGAGTCTTGCCCGCGCCCGTAGGAGCCTTAATAATACACCCCTTCGCTTCTAAAGCGCTCCTCACCATTGATTCTTGGTAATCTCGTAAGGTGATTCCCGGTAAGGAGATATCGTCAGAATGAGTACCTGTACGTAAATCCTCTATTTCGTAGTCCATACCTAAATAAGTGAGGTCTGCCTCAAGATGAGATAACAGACCAGTTCCAAACTTCCCTGTTTTATCGGAGAAGAAGTGCTTCTCACCATTCCAACCACCTTTTTTGTAGGCAGAAGAATAATTGTAGCCCGGAACTTTAGCACTGTACTTCTTTTTCAAAGTCGTCAGTAGCTTTTTATTATCCGTTTTTAAAATAGATGAATTATTATTAACAATAATCTTCAACATAATACTATAATAGTATTAAAGTTAAAATAACTTTACATAATTATGTCAGAACCACAAAAAGAAAAATCCCTTATCGAAATGGCTAGAGAGCATATGGACTCACAAGGCGCTAACCCCGAACAAGGGGTAGATATTCCTGAGCAGCCGGCAATCTCTCCTGAACGAGTAGCTGGTATTCAACCAGCGCCTACACCGGAACCTTCTAGCACAGATATTCCCGTGGCATCTGAGGTGTTTGACGGGACTGTAAAGGATGCGATGGGGGATTTGCTGGGGGATATGTCCGTTAACGACGAGTGGAGACCTTTAGAGCTTCCTTCCAGAGGTAAGGCTTACGTGGAATCAGATGGTTTTGTGCAAGTTAAACCCTTCACTTTTGCGGAGGAACGTAAACTAAGAAGTATTAAGCATGCAAATCAGGGTTCTAAAATAATCAAAAGCCTTTTTCAATCATGTGTTATGGGTTTAGATTACGATAGTATGACTATGGCTGACAAAAACTACATCCTCTTTAAGTTAAGAGAGATATCGTATGGAGACGAGTACACTATTGCAGCAGAATGTCCTATGTGCGAGAGCAAAAACAGCCTAACTTTAAATATTTCTCAGGTTCCAGTAGAGTATGCAAAGGATGATTACAAAGAGCCCATCGCACTTAAACTTCCAGACAGCAAACAAACCCTAGTTTACGTAACCCCGCGTTGTAATGACGAGAAATTCTTGGAAAATATGGAACTTTTAACAGATAATCTCTGGAGATTTATGATTTCTATTGGAAAGTACAAGGATGAAAGAATTAAAAAGGAATTTTTAAAGTCCACTACAGTAAAAGACGTTGTTTATTTCCGTGAACAGTTGGTTAAAGGTGGGTACGGGATGAAAAGCGACATGTCTTACGAGTGCGCGGGATGTGGGGAGGTCAATGAAACCCAGATTCCATTCAACGAAAGTTTTTTCTCAGTGAGCTAGACGCTATTAGCGAGGGTCTAGCGCAAGAAGCTTACTACTTAGTAAAACACGCTAAATTTTCTTTTCACGATGTCCTTATTTTAACGAAACGAGAGCGTGCTGAATTTATGGACCTACTTGTCGAAGAAAACCAAAGAGAGAAAGAACAATTAAATGCTTCGAAGTCATCTAAATAAGTAAGAGATGACTACTTTCAATGGATATACCGTAATTCAACGGGACAATAGACCGTCCCCTATTAGCCCTGCAAAATTAGATTTCCTATTCGTAAAGGATGGGTCTTATATTGACCCTTTTCAGGTTTGCTCCGTACACATTTTCCCCGATACACAGTTTGGGTCACCAGATGCGTACCTAGACCTCGTAGCAGGTTCGACTGATTATGGGTTAGTAAGTTCTACAGGTTCTGAAAGAATGGTTTTCCATAACCAGAAGACAGACCCGGACTCCGTACCAGCAAACCAAGTTATAGGTTTCGACGCTAACATATCAGCAATGCCGACAGCGGGGTCTTATAATGCGACCCGCCCTAATACGGCAAGTGGTATTTTCAAAAACGGACCAGGAAACTTCTCTGTTATCCTACAAACGGGGACCGAGTTCTGGAGTCCATCTGCCACAGCCTTTAATACTGGTCCCCCATTTACTAATTCTGCTTCAGGAACTGGAGGTTATTTAGATATATGGACTATTGTAGACGCAGAGGGTTCGGCAGCTCAGGTTTACGCTAATGTATTTGGTTTAACTACAGCAAATGTTTTTGCTTCTACAGGACCCTTAGCTGTAACCACTAACAACAGACTTGTTCAGCGATATGTTAATGTTGGAAGTAAGAAGAATCTTGAAATAAAAACTGAGTTAGTTGTTGATAACGACACAATCAAAGCCAGCTTACGTAACCTTATGGAGACAGGGGCTTTAGTACAATCTCCTGAGATAAATGTGGTCAAACTAAACGAGACTCCAGGTCTTACGAGCCGTGTCCAGATAACCGGCTTCGACGATGTAGGAGGATTTATTTCGAATGGCGTTCGACTAAACGGTAACGGAACTATAAGCTGGCAGTTCGATACAACAAATATCACACCTTTCTTTAATGAGCCTGTTACAGGGGATACTTTAGGAGGTCCGACAGGTGTCTACGAAATACAAGTAAGGTACCGAGTTCTTGACGAAACCATTATAAGTCCTAGGTTTAAGTTAATAGTGAGGTAGCAGTTAGCTCCCAGTTCGCTCTGAATATATTTGCATACACATAGGTCTCGAAATCCTTGCGGTTGGATGCTACCCAGTAGTCATTCCAATCCTTATAGTGCTTCGGCGGACGCAAAGCGTAGATGTCAGTGGTGCGTTGGGCTAGAAGTCTCTTCTTAGCCTCAGCGAAGCCCTCCTGTCCACTTTCGTCGTTATCGTATGCGAGTATTACTCTTTTACCTACAAGCTCCTTAGCTTGGATTGTGGACATCTTACAGCCTTGCGTACACGTAGCATTAAACCCCGCCGCGCGTAAGCTCATGGCATCCAAGGGACCTTCTGTTACAATAACATATTCTTTGGTTTTATCGTAAGGGTACAAAATCTCCGAAGTCTTGATACCGTAAAGACCTTTACTCGGATTCAAGTACTTAGGGTCACGATTAACAAGAGTTCGAGCTTGAAAATAAAAAGGGGTACCCTCCTCCGTAAAATACGGAATAATAATACGTTGGAAATATCTTCCCGTCTGTCCTACATAAAATTTAAAAGACGCAAGCTTTCTCTCGACAGCAAACTTAGACGCAATGCGCTTGAGATTACTCACTGAATTGATATCGGATTTAGGATTAACCTCTAACCACTCTTTACTATCTCCGTCAATCGTACGAGTAACCTCAATCGCTGTATTCTCTACGTTCAAAGTAGAGACATCGAACAAATCTGCACCTGCATCAAAAGCCTTTCTTTTCATGAAGTTCTGAGCAGAGATATAAGGGACATTTTCGATGTGGGACACAAGGTGAATCAAATTCCCTTTCTCACCCGATTTGAAACAAGTCCAAAGCCCAGTCTCAGTATTAACATAAAGCTTCTGCTTAGTGTCATCCGTGAATATAGAGTTTACACGGAATTCCTGACCTGCCTCTTGAAACTCGGGAAAGTGCTCAGAGAGGTAGGTCTTGATAATGGAGGCTGGAACAAACATCAGCTATATAATAGCGGCGCGGGACCCCAAAAAACGACGCTATTACTAAGAAAAAATCTCTATAATAACTAATAAAGACTAAAATTATGTTTATAAATAAAGTATCCCCAAGTAAGATTAAAGTGTACGATGAATGTAAGCTCAAGTACAAATTTAAGTATGTCGACTACCTACCAGAGAAGTCTACCAACACCGATGCATTGCAATTCGGTTCCTATATCCACAAGATTTTTGAGGATGGGGTAGGCAGCGAATCTACGGAGGAGCTAAACGAGATTGCGGAAACCTTACGCCCCAACTACACTTTCGACAAAGAACGCGAACTTAAAATCGAGAAGTGCATAAACAACTTCTTTGAGTTTAATAACTCTCTTTCCGGATGCGAACAAGTCTCAACGGAGCAGATGTTCTCGGTAGAACTCAAGCAAGGTTACGCCGTAAACGGCATTATTGACCGTGTGGTCAAAGGTACGGACGGAGGCTACCTTGTAATAGATTATAAAACAAGTAAAAGACCGTCTACAAAACGTGACCTGATAAAAGACCCACAAATGTTGCTGTACGCCTACGCCATTTCAGTCTTATACACAGTCCCTATTTCTTCAATCACGCTGGGACATTATTACCCACACTTAAACAAGTTCGTACACCTTAAATTTTCTGAGCCTCATGTATTAATGTACATGAAGAAGCTGACACAGCAGATTTGGGAGATTAGGAAGAAAAAAAAGGTTGATTTCTTTCCGCAAGTAAACCAGTTTTGTGACTGGTGTGGATACAAGGATATGTGTCCTAAGCAAAACCCTACAACCCACTTAGCTGAGTATAACGAGGCTCTTAAAAACAAGAAGCCTAGAAAGAAGTTTGGGGTTTAATCCTTAAACAGAACATTCTTCTGTTCCATATACTTCTTGTCCTCATAGACTAGAGGATAATAATCCTCGATAGCTATCATTCTGAAGAATTCTCTAACTTCAGTAGGTGAATATTTATGTTTCTTTATATACACCGAGGTTAACGAAGACATTTTTAAAGGTCTTTGAGTAGTTAACGAGTTTAGGACTTTATCCTGAAAGATACTTATAAAGTGTGTACTAAATCTGTATCTCCATTTTTCTTTAAACTTTAAAGATAAACAATAGTTTACTTGTTCAAGAAACTCGTTTAAGATTATTTGGTCTTCCATAGATTATATTTTATATATAATATAGTAGAATCCATTCCAATTCTGACGACAATTATGGCAAAAAAATTAAATTCTTATTTTTTGGGTACCACCCGCAAGCTAGATTCCCTTAAAACAGGGTGTTTATTCGCTTTTCACTACCGAGCAAAAGATGCTCGTGACCCCAATCCTTTCATTATAATGATTTCTCAAAAATGGACGTCAAAAAATGGAGGTAGATATTTCACCGGGGTGAATTTGAAGACAATGAGCGCTGACTCAAGGAACCAAATCATTCAGGAATTCGGAGAGTTACCTGTTGGGTCTGTGTCCTTTTCAGACATAAAAGCATTTGCTCCTCAAGACCCAAACTGCTGCGTCAGGACGTATAACGTAAGAAAGGTTCGTGCCCTACATAAGGTAGGCACACCCGTGTTTTTATAATTTATGGCATCAACCCCAGACCAAGACCGTCAAGAACTCCTAGACGCAATCGAAGAACTTACTAAAGCTGTTAAAGACAACAGTGATAAGTTGGATGATGCCGTAAAGAAGCAAGTTTCATCTAGAGACAAAGATGGA